GCCAGCAAATGCAAACAACTCATCTCCATTTGCGCTATCTAATAATAGCGACCATATCAATGTTGTTACATATGCTGTCTCATCCGTATTTCGTTTACAGGCCCGTAATTTAATAAAATGATGCCATGCCTCAGTATTAGCTTGTAGAATAAGTATGTTCCTAAGACCTTGTGGTGCTACATAACCTGCTGTGTCATTGTCTATACCATCTGCTACCATAAACTTATAAGCATCCATTGCGTATCTACAAGAATCCAAATACTCATCTCTGTTGCTAGAGTTAGTCAATAACTTATAAGGAACTACAAAACTATTA